CTGGTAATAAGATACAAGCAGAATCTGTCCGCACAACACTATTAACAGGTAGCCTAGGAGTTGAGGCCAGTGGTGATGCTGAATTTAAAACTGGAAGTCGTTTCAATGTAGAAACAGGCGCCAGTATGAGTCTTAAAGTAGGATCAACTTATGCTCTTGAAGCCAGCCAAATACTAAACAACAGTGGTGGTACTGTGGGTGTAGGTCAAATAAAAGGTTTTGTTATTGCTAACACAGATTTAAACACCATTGTCACAGTGGCTCCAACACACGAACCGTTCTATCGTGGAGTTACTCCAGCATTCTTTAACCCTGAAAATTCTAGTTCTGGTATTGAGCCACAAACAACTTATACAGGCAACGTTGATGCGATTAAAAATCTAGCAGGATCCGAAGTTAAATCACCAGCTGGAACAAAAGATCTGCGTAATCAACCAGACCCTACTGGTACTGTGGGTAATCTAAGCAAAGATCAAATGACAGCATATTTGGCACAAATAGGTAAGAGTGAAAGTGGTGGAAATTATGATACAACTAATCAACTAGGCTACGTGGGTAAATATCAATTTGGATATCAAGCACTAATTGATCAAGGTTATGTAAAATCGTCAGTGACCAGTAATGCACAATTAAGTAATCCTAACTCATGGACAGGTAAAGACGGAATCACTGATCGGAGTGCTTGGCTCAGCAACGGCAGTGTCCAAGAATCAGCTATGTTAACCTATACACAGACTAATTATACCCGCATGGTTTCCAATGGCGCAATTACAGCAGATATGCCTCCCGAAGACGTTGGCGGAATGTTAGCGGCTAGTCATCTATTAGGTGCAGGCGGTGCAAATACATGGCGTAAAGGTGGTGGCGGTGCAGATGCCAATGGCACAACCGGCGACACATACTTCCAAAAAGGTAAGTTTGCAGTCAGCGTACTAGCACCGCAAGTAGCCGCAGTTAAAGCAGGATAAATATCTATATGGCTATCATGTACAGAGGATTTTCTACAGTAGGGCGAACTCGCAAGTTTCGCCTCACAGACTTTGAATTGGTCAAACAAGATTTGATCAATCATTTCTACATCCGCAAGGGTGAAAAGCTGATGAATCCCAACTTTGGTACGATCATCTGGAACGTGATTCATGAACCGCTTACAGAAGATCTAAAAAGCGTCATAGTAACTGATATTAATAATATCGCCAGCTCAGACCCTCGTCTAAGCATAGATAACGTTATCGTGACTGAATATTCCCAGGGTATACAGGTTGAACTACAACTGCGTTATGTCCAGACTAATCAGACAAATTTATTAAATCTACAGTTTGATAATCAGAACAATATCCTAACAACAGTATAATTAACTACACACTTAATTTTCCTGATAAATAGTATTATAACAGGAAAATATCGATGGCAATTACCACAAGACAAAGCAGTTTATTAGTCGCTGAGGATTGGACTAAGTTATATCAAACATTCCGTAATGCGGACTTTCAAAGCTATGACTACGAAACACTTCGTAAATCGATGGTTGATTATCTGCGTTTGTACTATCCTGAAGATTTCAATGACTTTATTGAGTCCAGTGAGTTTATCGCCTTAATTGATCTGATCGCTTTCCTAGGACAAAGTCTTGCATTCCGCGGTGATTTAAATGCCCGTGAAAACTTCATTGACACAGCTCAACGTCGAGACAGCGTGCTGAAATTAGCACGTCTAATCAGCTATAATCCCAAACGCAATATTGCAGCCAGTGGACTATTAAAAGTAGACAGTGTCAGTACTACCGAAACAGTTTTTGACAGCAATGGACTAAATCTATCTGGACTGGTGATCAACTGGGCAGACTCCGCTAATGATAACTGGGCTGAGCAATTTATAGCTGTGGTCAATGCCAGCTTAAACAGCAATCAGGCAGTGGGAAAACCCAGCAACAGTCAGTTGGTTAATAATATCTTAACAGAAGAATATCAGATCAACTTAATTCCAAATCTCACAGCCACATTCGCTTTCAGCGCCACGATCGAAGGCAGTCAAGTGTCGTTTGAGATCATAAGTCCAACGTCAGTAGGACAAGCATACATATACGAAAACACCCCAAGACCTAATAGCAGTTTTAATCTGTTGTTCCGGACGGATAATCTTGGTAACAGCAGTAATAACACGGGATATTTCTTGTTCTTCAAACAAGGTGGCCTACAAAGCATTGATATTAATTTCCAAGAAAGCTTACCTAATCGTGTGTATAGTCTAAATGTTGACAATATCAACAACACAGACATTTGGTTATTCAGCTTAGATCAAAATGGTAACTACAGCACACAATGGACCGCTGTGCCCAGTGTTGGTGCTACTAATATTATCTATAATAAAACAGTAAATAAAAATATCTATCAGGTCAACACACGTGCCGGTGATCAGATAGATATTATCTTTGGTGATGGTGCGTTTGCTAATATTCCGCAGGGTAGATTCAAATTATTTTATAGGGTAAGTAACGGATTAAGCTATAAGATATCTCCAGACGAATTACGTGGAATTACTATTCCAATAAATTATGTCAGCCGCGGTGGACGTATAGAAACTATCAACATCCGTGCTAGCCTACAATACACGGTAACTAATGCTAATACACGTGAAACAATAGATGACGTGCGACAAAAAGCACCACAGCAATATTATACGCAGGATCGTATGGTCACAGGTGAAGACTACAATATCTTACCTTATACACTATTCAGCAGCATATTAAAAGTCAAAGCAGTGAATCGCACCAGCAGTGGCGTGAGCCGTTATCTAGACGTTATCGATACCACAGGCAAATATAGTTCAACTAATATATTCTGTCAAGATGGTATACTATATCGTGATGATCCTATAAGTTCATTTAACTTTAGTTTTAACACAGTAAATGATATCTATAAGGTAATTAATAATCAAGTCAAACCTCTGACATCAACTAAGGAGATGCAACAGTTTTTCTATGCTAGCTATAACGCTGTTAACATACCCAATACCTTTTGGAATAAATCACTAGATGAAGCTGGCCTCACTGGATATTTTGTAGACAGCACGGATAATATCTTACAAGTTGGGCAATTCGTAGCTGATAATAAAAGTTATATTAAACAAGGGTCTATCTTAAAATTCTCAGCTAATACAGGTTATTATTTTGATGCACGAAATACCATTCAATCGGGAACTCCTAGTGGTAATGGTGACAAGTATTTTATCTATGCACAGACCGTGCAGGTACTTGCAGATGGTACTAATGGCGGTGAAGGTAATTTAGACAACGGTAGTGGACCAATAACCCTTAATCAAGTAGTGCCAACTGGTGCACAGGCTGTGCGTGTATTTCCGGTATTTAACAATGAATTTTCTGCCGCTGTGATCACGGACATAGTAGATTATGTACAAGCCTATAAAGATTTTGGCCTGCGTTATGATGTTGTTCAATCAGCATGGTCAATCATACTTCCAGAAAATCTAAACACAGGAGATTTCAGTTTAAGTAATGCTGGTAATACTAGTGCTAGTAGTCTTGACAGCAGTTGGCTGATACGTTTTCAAACTGTAGGTCGTACCTATACAGTCTATTATCGAAAACTTGAATACATATTCGAAAGCGTACAAGAGACAAATTTTTACTTTGATAATCGTGTGAAGATCTTTGATCCAAGGACCGGATTCACGATCAAAGATCAGGTAAAAGTTTTAAAAGTTAATACTAATCCTGATGATACTAATTCGTTAGCATTAGATTACATATGGCACATTTATAATAACATAGTTGAAGTAGACGGTTATGCTAATCCTAACAAGATATTAGTAACTTTCCCTGACAGCAATGATGATGGAGTTCCTGATAATCCTGAATTGTTTGAACTATTAGTTAATCCTACTATTAACACACAGAACAAATATGTTTATTTCCAAAACACATTTGGCTATGATAACTTCGTCATATTGACTCCAGTCAGCAATAGTCAAGTGGTTAGTATCTACAACACATTAGTTGCCGCACAGACAGCTGCAACATTATATCAGGATGGTCAACTGTTCTATATTATTCCGACTAATACTTTTTATCAATTGACTATAAGCGGAGCAACTTATACGCTGAATGTGGTTACTGATTATTCAGCTAAGATTGGACGACAGGATCTATATTTTCAATATAGACACAGCAGTCCTAATAATCGCCGTATTGATCCAAGCCCAAACAATATAGTTGATCTATATATTTTAACCAAAACCTATGCCACAGACTATCTTGCATGGATCCAGGATACTACTAATACCGTCCTGCAACCAACGGCACCAACTCCTGAATTACTAGGAGTAGATTTCAACAATTTAGAAAAATATAAAGGTATCAGTGATACCATAATTTATAATCCAGCTAAATTCAAACCTATATTTGGAGCCAAGGCAGAACCAGCATTAAGAGCTACATTTAAGGTGGTTAAAAATTCCAGCGTGATAGTCAGTGATAACGATATCAAAACATCAGTTATAGCTGCGATTAACAGATATTTTGACATAGCTAATTGGGACTTTGGAGAAACTTTTTACTTCAGTGAATTAAGTGCTTATCTACACAGCGTTCTAGCACCTAATATCGCATCAGTGACTATTGTGCCAATCAGTACTAGCGAAACATTTGGTAGTTTATTGCAAATCAACGCAGAATATAACGAGATCATCGTCAGCGCCGCAACAGTTGATAATGTACAGATTATTAGTGCTATTACTGCCGCACAGTTAAACCAAACAGTGATAGTGTAAGTGATGAATAATATTCAAGAGAAGAGATCATAATGGCCGCAAGAAAAAGTATAAATTTACTACCGGGAGTCTTTAGGACTGATGTCAATGAAAAGTTCCTAAGTGCTACACTAGATCAGTTAATTTCTGAACCATCACTGAAAAATCTCTACGGTTATATAGGACGTAAATTTGCACCAACTTTCGCCCAAGCTGATAGTTATATCACAGAAGATTCTGATCAGAGACAAAATTATCAACTAGAACCTGCTACGATAATAAAAGATCTAGATAGCAATACCACATTCTTTGCCAGCTACATTGATTTCCTTGACAAGATAAAATATTATGGTGGATTTATTAATGACCACAGCCGCCTATTTTCTAGTGAATACTACAGCTTTGATCCTAAGATAAGTTTTGACAAGTTCGTAAACTTTGGTCAGTATTATTGGTTGCCTAACGGTCCGGCCGCAGTCCAGGTTAATACCTCCGGCGTTGAACTGATCAAGACGTTCATAGTGACACGTAATGATGCTACGAATAGTTATGATTTTGCAAGTGGTGGAATAATTAATAATACACTAATACTAGCACGTGGAGGTACGTATACTTTCACTGTTAACCAACCCTCAAAATTTTACATACAAAGTGAACTTGGCATCGACGGCTTACTGAATGTGTCTCCAACTATCAGCAGTAGAGATGTCCTAGGTGTAACAAATAATGGTGCTACTAGCGGTAATGTTATATTCAATGTACCTCAGAAAAATGCACAGGACAGATATCTAGCTATGACGCTGGTAGCATCAGTGGACTATGCAGTGCCTTTAGCATTTTCTAATATACAAAATAGATTGCTAGGGGATTTTGTCACTGACTATCCACAATATGCAGGTCTTACAGGATCACTAGATGGCAAAACAGTGATTTTTGTTGATCAAAATCTGTTAACTAATTTTGGTGAAGAAGCCTGGACCGTGGCTGGGGAAGAAGACAGTGTATCTATAACCTATGATAAAGGTAGCGTGGTTCCTGACGCATTAAGATATGGCGTTTGGAAGATACAGCTTATTCCAACTGGCAGTGACTATTTAATAAATGTCTATCCATTTGCTGCTGTTGCCATAGATCAAAAAGTATATATCCGATATGGATTAGTTAACGCCAATCAAGAATTCTATAAAGAATTTACGGGATTCTTTGAACGCATGCCGTTGATTACTGCTACAGCAAATAGTCTCGTGATCCAAGACAGTTTGAGAAGTGATATCTATGCCAAGATTAAAATAGTCGATCCAAGCGATTTTAATATTGATGTTGAAGATGATATATTAGGTGAACTTAATTATACTAGCCCAAATGGCGTAGAATTTACCAGTGGATTAAAAATACAATTTGATACTGATGTTACTCCTACGGCATATCAGGGTAATACCTACATCGTAGAAAACGTTGGTGATAGTATTAGGTTAGTTGATACTGAACTATTAGTGAAACCTGAATCATATAATGATGAACTAGCGACCAATTACCCTGTACAACAGATAGTATTAAGCCTCGCAACTAATGCTGTAATTCCTGGTGGTACTGTGATTACAGTAGGAAGTTTTACCATCGAAACTAACAAGGAAACCACGCTGGGAGCGATTAAAATCACCACGCTGAATTCTGTAGATGCTATCACTAAAGGTATGACAGTCACAGGTAACGGAATAACAAGTGGGACTACTGTTTATGATGCATTTGCTGAAACAGTATTTCCTGACTATATCACTATCAAACGAGATGCATTAGACCTAAATGCATGGTCTCGCAATAATTGTTGGTATCATGTGGATGTGATCAAAGCTACCGCAGAATATAATGATGATGTGCTGATACTAGATCAGAGACTGCGTGCTCAGCGACCCATCGTGCAGTTTGAAGGTGATCTGCAATTATTCAATCATGGTCGTATTGGTAAACGATATATTGATATATTAGACACTAATATCACAGATGCTTTCAATCAACTCGAAGGACAATTAGTAGATGATGGTGGCACAATAACTTATGTTCCGCAACCTGCACCCAATCCAGCAGAGGTTTACTATGATGGTGTCTTGGTTGGTACAGCCGACACGGTTAATTTCATAGGTGATGGTGCGTTTGGAGTCACCCTATTTGATGGTATGCGTGTGCTGTTTGCTGAAGACGAAGATCCATTGGTAAGAGATAAAATATATGTGTTAAATATCGTGCAGTTTGAAGTTGATACGCTGGGTAGACCAACCGGTGCTAAACATATCAAGTTAACTGTAGCTGACGATGGTGATGCAGAAGAGTGGGATTCTGTAGTGGTAAGAATAGGACAACGCAAGGGCAGTGCTTGGTGGTATGATGGTTCTCAATGGTTAGAAAGCCAGCAGAAAACGGAGTTACAGCAAGATCCCCTATTTGATGTCTATGATGGTGATGGTAGGAGCCTATCCGATATAGATTATTATCCCCGTAGCAATTTTAATGGAACTAAACTATTCGGCTATCAACGTAATACATCAGGATCTGATGATGCAGTATTAGGATTTCCATTAAGCTATAGGAGTTTCCAAAGCCAAGGTGACATACTGTTTTCTAATTATTTTAATACAGACACCTTCACTTATGTAATTGATCAAGAAACTATCACTGAAAATATCAGCATAGGATTTCTACAATCTATTTCTGATAGAACAACTACTCTTGCTAAAAATACATGGCTAACTGTGTCTGAACCTAGTAGACAATATCAACTTTTAACATTTGAATATAACGGAACTAATAGTCCATTTGTTTTAAACATTACCCCAAATGCACAAAATGTTCATGGTACAACAAATACTATTCCTTATGTAAAAGTGTATCAAAATAAAATATATTTGTCACAAGACAAATGGTCATTGACTACTAATAGATTGACAGTGTCAACAACATTGGCTGTTGGTGATATTATAGATGTAGAAGTTTATAGTTCACAGATCAGCACAGCTGGTTACTATGAAATTCCGTTGAATTTAGATCTAAATGCACAGAATACAGATATACAAGATCTAACATTAGGTCAGATCCGTAATCACGTAGTAGAACTCAGCAGGAATAGTACCAACGTTGTTGGTGATGTGTTGGGTGCGTGTAATCTTCGCGACATTGAAATTAAATCTCAAGGTGGTACTATCCTACAACACAGTGCACCATTACCTTATGCACAACTGTTCTTGTTAGATCAGCAGGCCAATTTCATAGATTCAGTAAAGCTAGCACAGCGTGAATATACCAAATTTAAAAACAAATTCCTTGAACTTGCAGTTAGCTTACCTGGCATAGATCCAACTAATCCTGTAGTCAGCGTTGATTTAATCATAACACAGATTAATCTCAATAAAACACCAACAATGCCATGGTTTTATAGCGATATGATACCATATGGTACACTTAAAAATACCATAACCTATACAGTATTTGATCCATTTGTACTCAGTTATGAAATCACTACGATTTTCTCATCTGTGACTTTAACTAATACAGCAGTATTGGTCTATTTAAATAACGTGCAGTTGATATTAGGCATAGACTATACGTTTGACACGCTTCGACCTGCGATTACAATCAATGATACGGTGATTACGTTAGCTGTTGATGACATAATAACCGTAGTGGAATATACTAACACTGATGGCTCCTATATTCCAGAAACACCTAGCAAACTAGGAACATATCCAAAATTCAAACCAGAAATCGTAGCAGACGATACCTATAGATCCACTATTAATGTCATACGTGGTCATGATGGCAGTATCACTCCGGCATTCAATGACTATCGCGACAATTTCTTATTAGAATTAGAAAAACGCATCTATAATAATATTAAATTACCAGACAGTGGCACTTATCAGGATATATTCAGCGTGCTTCCTGGAAAATTCCGAGATAACGGATATAGCTATACTGAACTGTGGAATATTCTAAGCAAGAATTTCTTAACTTGGGTTGGAAATAACAGGATAGCAGATTTTTCTGAAAATAACATATTTGAAAGCAGTGAACAATTCACCTGGAACTATTCAAGGTTCACTGATCGCCTTGATAGCGAATCCATGGTGGGTAGTTGGCGTGCAGTTTATCTATATTTCTATGATACCATCTATCCACATACACGTCCATGGGAAATGTTAGGTTTCTCAACTCGACCAAATTGGTGGGAAGATTTTTATGGTCCTGGGCCTTATACAGGCGGTAATAAATTACTATGGGATGATCTAGAAGCTGGCCGCATACGCGATGGACAAAGAGCCACAGAGAATGTAGGATATGGTGTAGGTATAGATCCAAAATATCGCCGTCCTAGATTAAGCCAAGTGATTCCTGTTGATGACAATGGATATTTATTAAGTCCAGCACAGGTAATTGCCAAAGCAGCTGTTGGTAAAAATGCTGCTACTGCTTGGGCAGTGGGCCAATTAGGTCCAGTAGAGTGGGCATGGCGCACTAGCAGCGAATATCCATACGCAGTCCAGCAGGCAGTGGCGTTAGCCAAACCAGGTTTATATTTTGGACAATTTATTGATACCTATAAGATACAATATAATTCAGTATTAGGTCAATATCTTACAGATAGAAATCATCATGTAAGACAAACTGATATAACCTATAATGGTGATAATAGTTCAGGTACTGTGATTAGAAGTGCTGGCTACTTAAATTGGATCGCAGATTATCTTAGGAATCTAGGAATCAACCCTAGTACTAAGATCACTAATATGCTGCAAAACTATAATGTAAAACTAGCCTATAAGATGGCTGGGTACAGCGATAAGAAATATCTACAAATACTTGCAGAACAAAGCAGTCCTACCAGCACAAATGCCAGCATCATACTACCTGAAGAAAACTATGATGTAGTGTTGTATAAATCAACTCCTGTGGATACAGTAATATATAGTGCAGTGATCGTAGAAAAAACCACCAACGGTTTTACTGTAAGGGGATATGATTTAAACAGTCCTTATTTCACTATTATACCTAGTGTTGTTAACAATAATGGCTATAAGATCACAGTGTTGAATAGCTCAGGCACTGTGTTTAATGATTATAAGAAAATTAAATTAACTGTTCCATATGGCTATGAATTTAAAAATACACAACAGGTTGTAGATTTCTTAATCAGTTATGAAAGATATCTTATATCACAGGGATTTACATTTAATGATCGTGACGGTGATCTAGGTGAGACTAGAAACTTTAAATTATCTGTAAAAGAATTTTTATTCTGGTCACAACAGGGATGGAAGACTGGTACTCTATTGGTTATGAGTCCAGTTACTAATTCTATCAGTTTAGTTACAGTTGGTAATATCGTAGACGAAGTCTCTGATAGCCAACATGGTAGTAAGATCGTTGATCAAAACTTTAATTTGGTTAAAAAAACAGGATATCAGGTATTACGTAATGCCGCTGGTTTTAAAGTAACACTAGCAGATGATAATGTGTTGGCATTGGTCAAATTAGATCTAGTACAATTTGAACATGTGTTGACATTTGACAATACCACAGTATTTAATGATGTTATCTATAAGCCAGAGCTGGGCAATAGACAGTATCGATTAAAATTAATTGGTCAGAAAACTGATCTTTGGGACGGTAGCCTCTATGCTCCGGGATTTATTTATAATAATAAAACAGTACAACCATGGATAGCAGGCAAAGATTATCTCAAAGGTGAACTAGTTGAATTTAAAGATCAATATTATGTAGCTCTCGGCAATGTAGCCGCTTCTACTGAGTTCCTTTATGCATTTTGGAAACAACTATCATCTTCAGAAATACAAACTGGTCTATTGAATAATTTTTCAACATTAGCAGTAGGTAGCAAAAGTTTTTATGACAGCTATGGAACCTTGCGAGACAATGATCAACTGGCATATAGCCACGGTTTAATTGGATTTAAACCAAGACAGTATCTGGCCGATCTTGGAGTCAGTGATACTACACAAATTGAATTCTATAAAGGTTACATCAGGCAAAAGGGGTCGACCAATGCTGTTGATGCGCTGACAAAAGCTAGATTTAATAATCTGTCAGGAAACATCAGCCTGTATGAAGAATGGGCGGTGCGCATAGGTGAATATGGCGCATTAGATTCTAATCCATATATAGAAATATCTTTGGATGAACAGATATTCTCTGTAAATCCTGCTGTAGCAGAATTCGTTGACATTGGTGATAGCAATCTTGGCAATGGGTTGACAGTATTTAATAAATCTCAGCTATATAAATCAACAGATGGTTTTAATGGGAATA